CGGCTCATCCCCGAAAAGCGGATGCCGCCGACGCGCATGGTGCGGTATTGCTGTCAGTACCTCAAGGAGGGCGGAGGGGCAAAGCGTTTCGTGGTGACCGGAGTGCGACACGCCGAATCTGCCAAACGAGCCAAACGGAAGATGGTTGAGACCTGCAGACACAACAAGGCGAAGCAGTACATCCACCCGATCATCGACTGGTCGGAGGCGGATGTGTGGGAGTACATCCACACCTACAACGTATCCTACTGTTCCCTCTACGACGAGGGTAAGAAGCGCATTGGCTGTATCATGTGCCCGTATCAGGGGACGAAAGGAATGCGGCGAGACGCGGAGCGTTGGCCGCAATATGCGAAAGCCTATGAAGCGGCATTTCAGCGAATGATTGACAAGCGGCGTGCGGATGGATATCCAACGCAGTGGGAGACAGGCGCAGAGGTCATGCGGTGGTGGATGGGTGAGGATAACCGAATCCAAGACAATGACGATCAGATTACGCTCTTTGGTCTACGGATGGACGAGAGCAGCGTTTGAGAGGAGGTTACGACATGGACGAGTATCATCCGTGCAAGAAGCCTGACCCGACGGCGCAGGAGGCAATCGGGAATGTGATGCGGGAGACAAGACCTAGAATCACAGGAGCACGCAGAAGGAAAGCCCTGTCGAAGGAGATGCGGGCGCAGGTATACGCGATGTACGGCGGTCACTGCGCCTACTGCGGCAAGGAAATCGACATCACAGAAATGCAGGTCGACCATGTGCAGGCGGTCTATCTCGGGGGCGAGGATGAGATGGCGAACTATCGCCCCGCGTTCCGGCAGTGCAATTTCTACAAGTCGACCATGAGCACCGAGGGGCTGCGCGAACAGCTCGGACTTATCGTTGGTCGGCTCGAAAAGATGCTGACGTTCCGGCTTGCGTTGGCACATGGATTGATTCAGCTTACGGGCAGACCCGTGAAATTCTATTTCGAGGAGCACACGCAACGATGATTCTGCCAACGCAGCGCAGGAAGGCGAACAAATACGGGGCACAAAAGACGACGGTATGCGGGCGCACGTTTGACAGCAAGCGGGAAGCGGATGTTTATCTTGACCTGCTCTCACGCAAGCAGGCGGGAGAGATCGTCCGCATCGGCTTCCAGCCGTCCTATACGCTTCTTGAGGCGTTCAAGGACAATACGGGGAAGAATCAGAAGCCGATTACCTACACAGCGGATTTCTTCGTGACGTATGCGGACGGGCGTAACGAGGTGATCGAGGTCAAGGGCGTACGGACGCGGGACTACACGCTGCGAAAGAAGCTCTTTCTCCACATGATGAAAGACACGGACGTTCTTTTTAGGGAGGTGCGGTGATGACGTATAAGGTGGAGCGGTTGGGGGTTACAGGCGTACTCTTCTGCCTGTTCGAGCATGAAGGGCGTGCGTATTCCGCACAAGTGGACTACGTGTCGCTTGGCGGCGGGACGGCGTGCACGATCTGCCCCGAGGACGGGTTTGATGAGTTGTATACAAAGGGGGATGTTCCCTTGACGGAGGAGGGGCTGCTCTCCTGCATTGAGGAGTTTGTGCGTATGAAGGAGGTGCGGACATGAAGAAAGCGTGCCTTATCTGCGGCAAGGAGTTTGAGAGCAAACACGGGGCGAAGTTTTGCCCGACCTGCCGAAAGCTGGAAGCGCAGCGTCTTGCGGAACGTGCCCGTAAGAAAAGGGAAAATCAGATTCCGAAAGACCCGCAACGGCTTGTGAATGCCGTGCAGGCGGCGCGGGAACTTGGTATAAGCTACGGGCAGTATAGCGCGATGCGGCGCGGACTGCTGAAGATGTGAGGTGCGCTATGGCAGAGACGTTTGCACTGCTCCTTGTGCTGGTGATTGTGATTTCGCTTGCGGACGAATTGTAAGGCTACGAGGTTCGCAGATGGTTTTGCGAGGTTCGGTGGAAGTTTGACGAATATAACGTCGCAAAGCCGTGCTGCTCTAAGGATTCGGCATTGTAAAGTAGATGGTGGAAGTTTGTAAGGTTGGAGGAAAGAATGTGTAAGGTCGAACTGTATCACGATAATTTTCAGAACTACAAGCGGTACGGGATTCCGTCGAAAGCGCAGCTGGTGATTGCGGATATTCCGTACAATCTCGGACGAAACGCCTACGCCTCGAATCCCGTCTGGTACAACGACGGGGATAACAGGAAGGGCGAGAGCAAGAAGGCGAACGCACAGTTTTTCAGGACAGACAACAATTTCAACATCGCCGAGTATTTCCATTTCTGCGCACGTCTCCTCAAGAAGGAGCCGAAGGAGCGGAACGCGGCACCTGCGATGATTGTCTTTTGCTCGTTCGAGCAGATGGGCATGGTCGCGGAATATGGACGAAAGCACGGATTCAAGAATTCCTATCCGTTGTTCTTCATCAAGAACACGTCAGCGCAGGTCTTGAAGGCAAATATGCGGATTGTCGGAGCGACGGAGCACGCGCTTGTCCTCTATCGGGACAAGCTGCCAAAATTCCGCAACGACGGGCATATGGTACTCAACTGGATGGAGTGGAAGAGAGATGACAAGAAGCTCTATCCGAAGATTCATCCGACGCAGAAGCCCGTGAATCTCCTGCGGCGACTGGTGGAGATATTCACCGACCCCGGCGACGTGGTGATCGATCCCGTTGCAGGGAGCGGGGCGACGCTCAGGGCGTGTGCGGAGCTCGGACGGACGTGCTACGGCTTCGAGGTGGATAGGGATTTCTACAAGGCGGCAAAGGAGCAGATGCTTGTGCTGCCCGATGCGCAGGAACAGGCGCTTTTTGCACAGGAGGCATGACATGAACATATGGGTCGGAATCGGGCGTCTGACGCGAGATCCAGAGGTGAAGTATACGCAGAGCGGCAAGGCGGTCGCGCGTTTCAACCTTGCGATTGACAGGCGCAGGAGCGCAGATGCGGAAAAACAAACGGACTTTATCCCCTGTGTCGCATGGGAGAAGACGGCGGAGGTGATTGCCCAATACGTCTCGAAGGGGCAGAAGATCGCCGTCGAGGGGCGCATCCAGACGCGTAGCTACGACAAGGATGGGCGCAAGGTGTATGTGACGGAGGTCGTTGTGCAGAGCATGGAGTTCTGTGAGAGCAGAAGGAACAGCAGCGCAGGGGGCGCGGGCGACTATCCCGGGACACCTGTGCCGGATGAGGATATTCCGTTTTGAGGGACAGAAAAAGAGCGGTGCATGACCGCTCTTTTGGTGCGTTCGGACAGTTGTGGATAACCGTGAATCATTGTGGATAACTTCGGACGGGAGGAACGGGCGTGAGGGCGTACGGCGACTATATTAGGGAGACAAAGAGACTGCTCATGAACTACAACAAAATGAAGGTCGCCGTCACGAATCTCACAGAAGAGATCGATGCGCAGGAGATGGTCTTGCGTGATGAATCCATATCCTCCATCCAGTACGGAGACGATCGTATCAGTGGAGGCACGAGGGAGCTTACGAGCACAGAGGCGGCAGCGGTAAAACGGATCAGGTTGGAGGGACGTATCGCTGATATGAAGGCACGCAGGGATGAGATCGAGCGAACGGTGCGGGCAATCGACAGGGCGTTTGAGTCGCTGGATGATGCAGATGTGGAGCTTTTGCAAGGGCGGTATATGCGGGGGCAGTCGTGGATAGAGATCGCGGATGCTCTGAACTATACGGAGAAGTGGGCGCAGGAGAAGGGAGGGAAGGTGCTGCGGGATGTTGCACTGATGGTGTTCGGGGTGGAAATGAGACCGGTGCAAATAAAGCTTTCAATTCTTGCGAATAACTGACAAATTACTTGTGAATTTTAGAAAAATATGCTATATTGCTTTCATGAGCAGCTGTGAAAGTGAGGCGATTTAATGATTACGAAAGACAGCATTCAGCAGCAATTTGAGCAGGAATTTCCACCGGAACGTATCCATGCCGTACGAGCGTTAGTTGATTTGGCCTATGAGAGTGCTGATACCCTATATAAATATGAGCCAAATGATGGAATGTATAACCTCCTTCGGGCAACAAATGTTGGAAAAGGGATCTGGGCAGACATCTTGCGCGCCAGCATTGCATGTTCAGCGAGACTGTTTTGTGAAAAAGGCATATTGCCATATACTTTTGAAACACCGATGAATTGTGCTCGTAATTGTCATCATGTACGCCTTTATAATGAAGACGTGTGCCTATATTTCGCACGGACACAATATAATAAGGATATTCCACGGAAAGCACTTTATAGGGCTTCCGACCTCATTCAGACTAGACTTTTTGATCAAGAGTCGGATATAAATAAAATAAAAACATATGCCGCGACATATGGAGATGGCGGCGAACATGAATTTCGATATGGACGTATAGGGATTCCCGGAGAAAAAAACTGGATACATTCAAAACCACTAAAGGTTGGCGCATATCAATACCCGACCCAAAAAGAAAAAAATGAAATCCTTGTTCAATTAGATGAGAACTATAAAGCTCTGTTGAGAAGGGATGAAAAAGATAATGGGAGCATCAAATAATATAGAATATTGCATCCCACAACGACTGCGTGATGCGAGGATTGCAGACGGAAAAACGATAAAAGAGGTTGCGGAAGCACTAGGAATCAGCGCCCAGGTTTTATCTATGTTTGAATTAGGGCGCTGTAAAGTTTCAGTCGAGATGTTCTTTCGTTTGAAGAATATGTATAACATGCCTAATAGTTTTTATGGAACCCAATATATGGATAATGTGGCACGCAGTACGGTTTTCTTTCGTAAATTTAGTGCGGCGACAAAAAGAAAAAGAGAACAGGCATTAAAGCAGTCGGATTTTATCAGTTGCAATATCATCAAATTCTTTGAAGGCAAGATAAAGTTTCCGGCGGTTGATGGATTATTTGATGAAATCAAAACATCAGTGAATATTGAGAAAAAAAGAGATCCTGAACTATGGGCAAAGTTAATTCGCAGAAAATGGAATATGGGTACGAACCCCATATCAAACCTGATACGTGATTTGGAACGCAGGGGCATCATTGTTGTTGTTATGCCAATGGATAATGATGTGGATGGGTTTTCCTATTGGCAAGATGGGAGACCGTTTATCTTTGCAAATAAAAATAATACAGCGGTCAGACTCCGCATGAGTATCGCACATGAGCTTTGCCATTTGTTTTTTCACGAGGAAGAAGATGTTGAAAGAGAGTTGAAAAGAGTGGAGGATGAGGCGAAGGCTTTTGCAGGGGCATTTTTGTTGCCTGAGGCGGCGTTACATAATGAATTGTATATGGGATCGTTAGAACAGTTTCGATATCTAAAATCCAAATGGCGAGTATCCATCAACGGGATTGTCATGAGGGCAAAACAACTTTTCTTGATTGATGATAATAGGTACACGTATCTACAGACACAAATATCAAGAAAAAAGTGGAGAAAAAGAGAGCCTGAGGATGATGTTATAGAGCAAGAGCAGCCTGTTCTTCTTAGTCAAGCAATCAGGTTATTCATTGATGATGGAATAATGACACGAGATGAAATGATTGATGGAATAGGGTTAAGCGGTCGGTTTATAGAGAGTCATTGTTCGTTGCCTAATGGTTATTTCGACCGTGTACATAACAATTTGGTACACATGGATTTTAAGAGGAGGAAGAAAACATGAAGGAGTTAAGTGAAATGCGCGACAGCTTTTGTTTGCAATCAGAGAAGGGCAAAAAAGTTGATGAAACTACGGAGTCTGTTTCAGAATAAAAAAAGAATGGAATCGGAATATAAAAAGAATGATGTGGAACGCCTTGTAGGAATGCAGGGCGGTTCTTTGTGTAAATTGTATACAAATGTGGATAACTCAAGCTTTTTCCCAACGGTATTTTTAACCGGGTTTTTGTTCCTTTTTACTTCCTTTTTTTCATCGGAAAACCTGTTATACTGTTATTGTGAGTGACCTGGAGATGAGTCAGGTCGCCACTACCTCATCCATTCCATCTCAAAAAGCCGTCTCATTCGAGGCGGCTTTTCTGTTGGGGACATGGGGGAATACAGGGCATCGCTCGTGCGGTGTCCTTTTTGTATGGGGGTGTATGTGTGACCGATGATATGAAGCTCCTTCACGGGGACTGTTTTGAACTGATGAAGGATGTTCCCGACGGGAGTGTCGATATGATTCTCACCGATCCACCGTATGGGGTGACTTACTGCAAGTGGGACAAGGTTCTGCCGTTTGCCCCGATGTGGGAGGCGTTCGAGCGCATTATCAAACCAAACGGATGTATAGCGATTTTCGCGCGTGAACCGTTTTCAAGTGAACTTGTTGTATCAAAGCGCAAGATGTATCGTTACGAACTGATCTGGGAAAAAAGAAAATCTACAGATTTCTTCAATGCGAGACGCAAGCCTATGAATATTCACGAGAAAATCCAGATTTTCTACAAGACATCGCCCGTGTACCATCCTCAGAAAACACAAGGAACACCCTATAACAACGGTTATGTTAGGCATAAAAACGAATGTTTCCGTGCCGTTTACGAGTATGAAAACAAAAACGAGACGGGGGAGAGATTCCCGACAACGATCCTTGATTTCAAGAAAGAGTGTGGCTTGCACCCGACACAAAAGCCCGTGCCTTTACTGCGGTGGCTTATCCGCTCTTATACCGATGCGGGCGATACCGTTCTTGACCCCTTCATGGGCAGCGGGTCAACGGGTGTGGCATGTCTCTCCGAGGGGCGGCGCTTCATCGGGATCGAGCGTGAGGATACGTATTTCGAAGTGGCAAAGAAGCGCATTGAGGAAGCTAAGAGCGGTTTGTTTGACTAAATTGTATGATTTAAAGGCAGGTGGTGAATGTGTAGCATGGCGAACGAGGAGAATCTGATTCCAAATCATGAACGAACTCCGAGTGAACTCCGAGAAATTACATCGAAAGGCGGCGTTGCAAGCGGAAAATCCCGCCGCCGCAAGAAAGCACTGCGGCTTGCGCTGAAAGAAGCCGTATCCATGCGATTGAATGAGCTGCCAGAGGATATGCGAGCCGCAATTATGGCGATTGTTGGCATCACGGACGATGCGCAGACGGTTGCGGATGCGGTCATCGGTGGGATAATTCTCTCAGCGTGCGGAGGCAGTGCGCCAATGGCGCGACTTCTCCTTGACACCATCGGCGAAAGCATGGAGGCGCGTATGAGGGAGCGTGAAGTGCGCGTCAAGGAAAGAGTACTGAATGAAGGGCGGATAGAGACTACTGCCCCGATCACGTTTGTATTCGAGAGAGGTGATGCGAATGAGTGAGAGAATCGTCAACGTCGCGGAGTTGATTTCACCAAGCTTTGACGGTATATTTTTCGATGTGCAGGAGCATAGGCACACACATTACTGGCTTGCGGGCGGGCGCGGCTCCACGAAGTCCAGTTTTGCGTCGCTGTGCATCCCGCTCCTCCTTTTGCAGAATCCCGCGTGCCATGCGGTCGTTCTGCGCAAGGTCGCAAACACGCTGCGCAACAGCGTCTACAACCAAGTGGAGTGGGGGATTCATGCGCTGGGCATATCCGATGCGTTCGCGGCGCGGGTGAGTCCACTGTCGTTCGAGTATCGCCGCACGGGGCAGAAAATACTTTTTCTCGGCGTAGATGATAAAAGCAAAATCAAATCCCTCAAGCTGCCGTTTGGTTATGTCGGGATTGTGTGGATGGAGGAGCTTGACCAATTCACGGGCATGGAGGAGATCCGCAGCCTCCTGCAATCGCTCCTGCGCGGCGGGGCGCGGTACTGGGTGTTCTGCTCGTACAATCCGCCCAAAAGCCGTAATAACTGGGTCAACGAAGAGGCACTGTTTGACCGCGACGACCGCATTGTGCACCGATCGACGTATCTGGGCGTCCCGCCCGTGTGGCTCGGAGATCAGTTCATTGCGGAGGCGGAGCGGCTCAAAGAAAAGAACGAGACTCTGTACCGGCACGAATATCTCGGCGAGGTCACGGGCACGGGCGGTGGTGTGTTCGACAATGTAGAGGATGTGGAGCTGAGTGATACCGACGTGGCACTCTTTGACCGCCTCTATCACGGTCTTGATTTTGGGTTTGCTGTTGACCCTCTTGCTTTTGTCTCCATGCACTACGACGCCAAACACGAGGATTTATACATCTTTGACGAGATCTACGAGCAGAGGCTGACAAATGCACAGGCAGCGCGGAGAATCCTGCCACGTCTCCACGGGCAGCACCTGACCGCAGACGCAGCAGAGCCGAAGAGCATCGCGGAGCTGCGTGGGCTTGGGCTGAATGTACACGCAGCTCGCAAGGGACCCGACTCCGTTGCATACGGGATTCATTGGCTGCAGGGGCGCAGACGCATCTACATCGACAAGCGCCGCGCACCGAACACCTACCGCGAGTTCGTCGGCTACGAATACGAGCTCAACAAAGACGGGCAGTTTATATCGGCCTATCCGGATAAGGATAACCATACGATTGACGCAGTGCGCTATGCGACGGAGGCACTTGCGGCGGGCGAACGCATACGGGCGATGCGCGGCAATATCTACTAAGGAGGGACGCATTTGGACATCAACGAAATGGCAGAGACTTACACGCTGCTGCATGACGCCTACTATGGGGACGGGCAGTTCAAGCGCGGCGGCGCGCTCGTCCGGCATACGCGCGAAAGCCCCGAGAATTTTAGGAAGCGCAAGAAACTCGCGTACTATCTCAACTATACGGGCCCGATTGTCAACGCCTCGGTCGACCCGATCTTTCGCAACGAGATCAAGCGCGAGTACAACGACACGGCGAAGTTCAAAGTCTTTCTCGACGACGCCGACCGCACGGGGACAGACCTGCAGAACTATATCCGCCGTCTGGCGGTCATGGCGAAGCTCTACGGCGTTGTCTATGTGATCGTCAACAACGAAACGGAGATCGGCGAGACCGTGCAGGACAGTCTTAACAAGCGGGCACTGCCGTATCTGGCGCACGTGCTCCCCGCAGAGGTCACGCATTGGCGCTTTGACGAGCGCCAATGCGTGACGGAGTTCGGATATAAGAATACCGTCAAGGACGCTGAGGATAAAGCAAAGACGCGGTACTACACGTGGACGCAGACAAGCTGGGCGGTTGCGGATGAAAACATGCAGATCATCCGACAGGGGCAGCACGCGCTTGGACGGCTGCCTGTTGTGCAGTATTTCGGCCGCAGCAGCGATCCGATGGATGTGCTGCCTCCGCCGGAGTTCCTCTCCGTGGCGCAGACAAATCTCCATGTCTATCAGCTGTGCAGCTGGCATACGCAGATTTTGCAGAACCAGACATTTAACATCCTCATCATGCCGCATACAGGCGCATCCGAACTGACCATCGGAACGAACAACATGCTCGGCTATCCTCCGGAGAGTCAGCACCCGCCCGCATTTATTGCGCCCGACGCAGCGCCCGCGCAGGTGCTGACGGAGCAGATTGACCGACTCATCCGCGAGATGTACCGCATGAGCGGCATTGATTCCGTGATCGGCGTGCAGTCGGCGAAGTCTGGCGTTGCGCGTCAGTGGGACTTCGAGCGGACAAATCAGCGGCTTGTCGATTTTGCAATCCAGTGTGAGGAGACGGAGAAGGCCATTGTCGCGCTCTATGAGGCGTGGACGGGGGAGACGATCGGCTATGTCTGCGAGTACCCGCGCGACTTCAAGATCGCGGATGTGTCGGACGGACTCGCACAGGCGCAGGCAGCGCTCGACCTCGGGCTTGACAGCAAGACCTATCAGGTGGAGGTCGCACGCAAAGTCCTTGAGGCATATCTGCCGAACATCGAACCCGCCACATACGATGCGATCATTCGCGAGCTTGAGGCGGCTGCTGCCGTCACGGCGCAGGCGAAGAACTACGGAGGCGGAGATGAACCTGACAGCGACACAGGCGCAGATAGCGGCGTTTGAGCGTCGCATTCGGGAGCTGATGGCCGAGGGCTATAGCGTCCGCTTTGCCGTAGAAGAGGCCTATAGGGAGTACCCCGTCATGCAGACCATGCACAGGGAGGAACATGCAGGGATACGCGCGGAGGCGGCACGCGGCTATGGGGAGCCGCTGCCGCAGGGAATCACGGACAGGCTTTTCACGCAGGTCTGGGCGCCTGACGCCCTGACGCTCTCGGCGCGCACAACGCGCGGCGCGATTCTCGTACGCGAGATGGTTGCCCGCACGATTGAGGAGCAGATTGCAAAGAGTGCGTCCTACCGTGCGGCAAGCCTTGCCATCTTTGACGGCTACCAGAAGGGCGGCGTCATACCTGTGCAGGACATTCCGAAATATCTGAATGAGACGCTCGCAGTGGCGCGTCATGCGGGCATTCCGCGCGCCGAACTCATGAAGGTGCTGCAGCCTGTGCGCCGGCAGATCACGAAGGGAACGACTGCAGGCATGCGCGCGGCATATACGCAGCTGATTGACGCGCTGGAAGCGCAGAACGAAAAGGCGCTGAACAGGGCGATCTATGTCGCCACGCAGGAGCGGACACGCTACTTTGCCGACCGCATCGCACGGACGGAGATGGCGCGGGCGTATCAGGACGGCTTCCTGCTGAAATGGGACAATAACGAGGACTGCGTTGCCTATCAGGGGAAGCTCTCGGGGCGGCATCCGCGCTATGACATCTGCGACCTCTACGCCAAGGCAAATCTATACGGCATGGGTGCGGGGGTGTTCCCGAAGGACAAAGTCCCGCTTCTGCCTGCGCACCCGCACTGTATGTGCTTCCTGAAGCCCGTCATTCGCGGTATGCTCGACAACGAGACACCGCACGAGCGCATCGAGGAGGGCGGCAGAGAGTATCTTGACAGCGTGAGCCTGCATCATCGGCAGATGCTCCTCGGCGTGCATGGAGCAAAGGAGGTGATGGACGGCAAACTCAGTTGGACGACGAAGGCGCGGGGGTACGGCGGCAAAAAAGTTGAGAGCAGACTATCGTCAACAGGCGGGAGAGGTGATATAATAATACAAAGTGGGGCGCTGAATCCGAACAGTGACAGAGCGCTCAAACATGCCGTAACGTATTATGAATCCGTTCGACACATGACAACGGACTGCGCGAGGATTGCCGCTAACACCGGTTTTCGGGAGCAGGATATTCGTGTCATAAAGAACCATGTGTTCATCGAGGAGCATGACCTGCAAAACGGGCGGAAAAGATTCTTTCCGGATTATGAAATGGCACAGTCGTGGCAGCGCCTTATTGATGGGCGAAATATTCAAGAGCGTGACATTGTCTTGCTGAATCATGAATATATCGAATCTATTTTCATGAAAGACGGACTTTCCGCTGTTGATGCTCATGAAAAAGCACAAAGAATATACAACTATGCAGCGTTCTTGAAAGGGTGATTCAAATGCTGGGGTGGGCGAAACCGATCAGAGAGAACGATGATGAGATGTTCATTGCTTATAGTGTGGAAAGTGATCGGTCTTGTGACGGTGTTCTGGTCTGGGACAAAAAAACCGAGGAGTTCCGCATAGACAAACTGTCTGCCACAGCAGATGTTATGTCCACAAATCGACTGGCGGGGCTGATTCGGTATAGCTTGTATGAAGGTTTCTTCACTCCGGGGCTTAATTGTATGTTGAGCTGATAAAAACGGGATAGAAAGCACTTGCACTTGCAGGTGCTTTTTTCATGCCCTCCGTGCTATGACGGCAGGGCATTTTTGATGCGCGGGATGGAGACCCGCACGGCTATTTGCACAGGAGGCAAGAACATGGAACTCAAAGAGGTATATGCGGCACTGGAGGCTGCAGAGAACGGCGCGGCGATGGTGGAGACCATCAAAAGCGAGCTGGCGAGCGTCCGGAAGGAGGCGGCAGATGCACGCGTCGCCAAGAACAAGGCGGAGGAGGAACTTGCAGGGCTGAAAAAGTCCAATGAGGAACTTACGGCAAAGCACAAGGAGCTGGAGACGCAGCTCGGCGACGCGCAGAAAAAGGGGGCGGGCGCGCAGACGGAGATGCAGGCACTTCAAAAGCAGGTCGCAGACCTCGCCAAGAAGTACGAGGACGCCGAAGCGGCGCGCAAGACTGCTGAGGAAAAGCGCGTACAGGCGGACATCATGGCGCAGACGGTTGACGCACTCACCAAGAGCAACGCCGTCGACCCACAGGAGTTTGCAAAGCTTATCGCGCCCTCCATCAAAGTCGCTGAGGATGGTACGTACAGCTACACTAAGGCCGATGGTACACAGGGCAGCATCGCCGATGGCGCTGCGGAGTGGCTGAGCGGTAAGGCATGGGCAGTCAAGGACGCGCAGAAGCCCGGCAGCGGCGACGGCAGATCCGGTGATGGTGGCGCAGGCGGCACGATTGCGGAGCAGTTCGCCGCCGCGCTCGGAGGTTAAAGAAAAGGAGTAAAGACATATGGCAATCAATACGCTTGAGATGGCAAAGATTTTCCAGCAGGAGCTTGATAAGCAGATGCTTACAGCGGGCACATCGGGCTGGATGGAGGCAAACGCCACGCGCGTCAAGTACAACGGCGGCGATACGGTGCGCATGCCGATGATCACGACGACGGGGCTTGCAAAGTACGACCGTGACAACGGCTTCAATCGCGGATCCGTGACGCTCTCGTATAAGGACTACACGCTGACGCAGGATCGCGGGCGTACGTTCCACCTCGACTCCATGGACGTGGACGAGAGCAACTTTATCGCCTCGGCGGGGAACGTCATGGGCGAGTTCCAGCGGCTGCAGGTTGCGCCCGAGATCGATGCCTACCGCTACAGCAAGATCGCAGCACTTGCAAAGGGCGCATCGCATGAGTCGGCGGCATTCACGCCGACGAAGGACAACATTCTCGGCAAACTCGATGAGGAGATCACGAAGCTGCAGGACATCATCGGCGAGGATGAGCCGCTCGTCCTCATCATGGCGACGCCTGTCCGCACGATCCTCAACGGGGCGAAGGATGTGACGCGCTATCTTGATGTTGCGGACTTCAAGGCGGGCGCAGTGAATACGAAGGTGCGCACCTACAACGAGATCCCGATCCTTTCCGTACCTTCGGCACGCATGAAGACAGCATACGTTTTCAACGACGGCAAGACCACGGGTCAGGAGGCGGGCGGATTCAAGGCGGACACGGGGGCGAAGTCCATCAACTGGATCCTCATGGCACGCCGTGCGCCGATCGCCATCTCCAAGACGGACAAGGTGCGTATCTTCTCGCCGGACGTGAACCAGAAAGCGGACGCGTGGAAGCTCGACTACCGCAAGTTCCATGACATTTGGATCCCGAGCAACAAGCTCGCGGGCGTCTGGGTCAACACGGGTGCATAAGGAGGCGCAGCATGACAAGACTTGTACGGCTGAACGAGGTGCAGTACGCAGAGACGGAGCATCAGATCGCGGGACTCGTAGCGCAGGGGTTTGAGCCAGCGCCTCTCACGGCGGAGAACGTCGCGGAGAAGATTGTTGAGGCGGTTGTTGCTGCCGTCGATCCGACGAAGAAGGAGAAGCCCGGAAAGGGCAAAAAGGAGGGCGCTGCGCCGCCTGAGGATGATGAGCAGCATTGAGGCGTTTCGTCGTAACCTTCGGCTTGCGGTTGAGGCAAGTGCGGTGGAGGTTGCGACGACTGCCAAGATGGAGCACCGCTACAAGCAGCGGCATGGACGGCTCAAGGATGCGGTGCAGACAATTTTTTCAGAAGACACAAGAAGAGAGTATGAGGCGCATGTGTACCTTGACGGGAACATCGCGCCCTATGGCGTTTTCATCCATGAGGGCATCAAACCGCATGATATTTTCCCAAAGCGGAGGAAGGCGCTGCGCTGGGTGGACGGAAACAAGTTTTTGTTTGCCAAGCGCGTCCGCTTCCCCGGATGGGATCCGGATCCGTTTATCTATGACGCGTTCGAGTCCAATCAGAAGACGATCATGAATATATTTGATCGCTATACAGAGCGGGCACTGAGGGAGGTGGAGGATGCTATTACAAGCAGACGCATTACAGGATAAGGACGAACTGCTCGGCGCGTCCGTGACGGATGATCTCATCAAAGAGGCGGAGGAGTACCTGCGTGCAGCGGCGGCAGGTCTCGGCGTTGCGTGGGATGCTGTGCAGCCGACCTACTATGTGCGGCGATTCCTCACAGTCTATGTGTTCCGCGAGCTGTGCATACGCAAGAGCTACACGGGGGCACAGGCATGGGGAAGTGGCGGCGCTGACGATAAGGACAGCTATGCGGGGAAATACAGTTTTTACCG